AGCATTAACACCAGTTGCAGTTTTATTTAAACTGTCAGCATCTAAACCTTGATTGTATCTTGTAATACCAGTTCTAGATTCTCTTACTGTGTCTAAGTATTCTAATAATGGAAATGCTTGTTGTGAAATCGTTTGAGATTGCATCGGCATCATAACTTGGCTTGGTGGTTGTTTAGTTCTAACAACACCACCTGGTCTTGATGTAAGTAAATCATCTAAATTAACCATGCCATCCATTATGGCTACTCTGTTGTTGTTAGTTAAATACATATTATCTAACAACTGACGCATTACTGTAGATTTAACTAACTGAACATCTTCTACTAACTCAGAAACTGATCTACCATAAAATCTGTGTGGCATTGGAATTGGAGTTAGAGAACAGAAAGGAATAAAATCGCAAGGCATATTATCTAAGATAACAAAACCAGTTCCAGCACAAATTATTTTTCTAAGTTCGGCAACACCATCGCCATCCATATCTACTTTTACATAACACTCATAAACTTCTATTTCTTGAGTGCTATCATCAGGAGCATCGTCAAATGGACTTTCATCAATATCAGAAACTCTTTGTAATCTTTCATCGTCTAATAAAATACCATTGGTCGTTGGTAGATCATCTATAATATCTTGGTCATATCCCATCTCTATAAGATCGGATCTAGTTTTCATAACTCTATGAGCTACAAAGTTTGCATCTTCAATACTCTTTGCTGATCTTTCAATTAAAAATTCTTCTGGTGGTATGTTTTCTATTTTAACTTTACCAGCATCTCTTGTTCTTTTAATAACACAATTATGCAAATATGGTGTTGGAACATCCTCAACTTCTTGTCCATTTAATGCAGCTTCTTCTTTTAGTTGTTCTAATCTTGTTACTGCGTATTCATCTACAAATTTTTCTTCTGAGATAACTTCAATATTAGATTCAAGCATTAACAAATCATATTCGTAATCACTTAAATTTTCGTAAGTTTCTTGCTCAATCTTTTCAGAGTCATCCCAATAAACTTTGACAATCCCATTCTTTTCTAAAAGAGCATCTTTAAACCAGGTATATAAAATTGAAAATCCATTATTATCTTTGTTAAAAATATAATTAATATAATTTGTAACTTGATCTGCTAATGGTACATCTTCTGCTTTAACTGGTTCACATCTAACTACTTGATCGGATGATGTAAAAACTCTTAATAGGTTTGGCAAGATAGTTTCAATTGTGTCAGATACATCTGTACTAACCACTTGTGATCTACCATCTATCTCAGTACCAAGCTTTTCTCCCATGTAATATTCTAGGGATTTTTTTCTGGAATCTGATAATGCACCACCCATAAATCCAACTGAGTTATTTATCTCAGATGAAACTATGTATTTTAATTCTGTTTCTGTAACCTTTTTTGCCATGTAATTTTAAACTATATAATTTGTGTTAATAGGAACTTCTTTTTCCCAATTGGAAAGCTCTATTCCTTGCCCAACTATTCCAGTTCTAAAAGCATCAGCACAATGACTTGCGTAAGAGTGCATCGGTTTAGATTTAAAAACTTGAGCCTTATCATCCCATTTTTTTGAATAGGCTTTTAAATATTCTATGCCAGTTGCACACTTGTCCTGGTCAAACCAACAATTTACTAAATTTTTTCTGACAGCTTCTATGCCATCTTCAATACTAATCTTAGGAGCTACTTCACCAACTATGCCAAACTCTAATAAGCTATCTAATCTTGTCTTACCATAATTGCCAAGCTCTCTAACCTTTACATCATGTGGTAATATATGGGTGCTATATTCGTAACCTTTATTTTTTAAAATATCAGCATAGTGATCTAAACCATGTGAGCTATTTTCGTAATAATCAATTAATCTTATTTCATTCTTATATTTTTGCACAAACCAAATAGCTGTCTGGTCATTCATGCCAAGATCCCACCAGGTTTCTACATCTAAATCTTCATCGAATAGATTAGACTCCATTCTTTTTTCTTTAACTAAATCTTCTATGATAGTTCCATAATAAGATCCTGTTATTGCAGCTTGAAACGAACATTCAAATTCTTGTTCGTATAAGTCTTTGGACATTACATCTTTAGCAGCCTGTAATTCCTCATCGTCTAAAATTTTTGTTTCACTTGCTTTGTGAGTACAAGCATACCATTCTTTATTCTGTAAAGCTCTTTGGTATAATTGATAAAACGAATTTCTACCTTTTGGAGTTCCAATAAAGATACACCATCCTTTTCGGTCTGCCAAAGCTGGTCTTATGACCTCTGGAAATATGGTAGGCTTAATTGATTGTGTTTCGTCAAATACACAACCATCTAAACTAATACCTCTTATAGCCTGGTCATTCTCAGCACCTAAGATTGTTATTCTAGCACCATTTGGTAAATCACATCTAAGCTCACTCTCATTGAATTTAGTGCCTGGTATTTTTCCTGCGAACTGTTTTATGTAATCCCATGCTGTTGCCTTTCCTTGTAGCCTGTATGGGCTTAGAAACACATATCTAGGGTTAAGCTTGGTATTTGTTAAAGCTGCCTTGAGCATATGATTTATGCACATAACAGTTTTACCAGCTCTACGATGTAGAACACAAACACTAAACCTAAACTTATCTATTTCCTTATGTAGAGTTTTTTGCAAAGCTCTAGGCTTATAAGGTATAACTATATTCGGCATTTTTAAAAAAAATTAATGTAAAGTCTGATTTTGACTGCTGAACAAAGTTTCAATACCAAGATCATCCATGATCTGATGAGAAAAGTTATTACATTCCTTTAAGTTGTCAAAACCATCAAAATGGACAATCACACTATTAGTGGATTCCATTACATATACGATAGCTGTATAACCTAATTTTTTATCATCAAATTCAAACATTGAGATTTACTTTATTAGTGCCTTAATCTTTTTAAATATTTCATCATCTACTGAGGGAGCCATTTCGCTAAGAAATTTCATTTCCTTATCTCCAGCTGCTGCTCCTGTGATGCTTTTTCTATATTTGTTAAAGTATTCTAAATTTTTCTTTTGAAATTCTTTGTATTTTTTTTTCTTTTCATCTTCCATGTAACTTTTTCCAGCCATAATATTTTTCCTATTAGTAGTTTGTTGTTTTAGTTGTGTGTAACTTCCCTAATTTTATTTTTAAGTTCAAATATAGTTTTGGGTGTCGCTTTTTTTTCACCCCCATGACTTTCTGGTGTAAAACTGAGTAAAATGATTGTTAATCATTTGCTCCGGTTAAATAACCTAATAAATTAGGCATTTATTTATAAAAATATAAATAAAATATAGTTTACCGGTAGATTTTTGTTTAGTTTAGAATGATTCTAATAAAAGTGTTGCAAAAATGTCACTATAAGTGAGTCTGTGCTAGATTTATCTCTGACTCTGGTGAATCTAACAATAAACCAAGCTAATCAACAGTTTACTTGTCCCATTTAACAACCAATGGAGATGAATCTGATCCCATAAGCTGTAAACTATCCTTTTTCATGTAAGTTTTAGGTGCTAATCGTTCACTTTTCCACTTAGTTAAGTCAATAAATGACTTGATTAAGTGAGTTTGTCCTAAATCTGTCTTTTCTTTGAACTTACTGTTCTCCAATGCTTCATTAATTGTATCTGTTGCATCAGATAATAAATATTCTATTCCATCAGTCTTAGCTTGTTCATATTCTTTTCTTAAATTGCTATCTTTAGCCATCCAAGTTCTAAATGATTGCCAACATGGTCTATCTTCCTTTTTATTTCTAGGAGATAAACAACTTCTTATAGAAGCTCCAGTTGCAAGTTCTTCCATTATCTCAGCGATAACTTTTGGATTCTTTTTAGTTTTATTAGCCATTTTATTGTTAAATTAAGGGTTGTAATCTAGTTATCACTCATGTTAAATGACTTAGATTCGTTATTAACCGAATCAGAGAGGAATATTATGCTAAAAAACAGTAAAACATTAACCAATCCAATTAGTATGTTTAAAATTGATATTGTTAAAGTTTTTAAGAAAAAAGAAACTTTAAAAGACATTTTTAAATGTAAGAAACTTCAAAAGAAGCACAAATTACAAGACTTTAAATCAATTTAGATAAATTTTGTATTTAGGCAGATAGTTATTTTGAGAGAGAGAGAAAGAAAGAAAAAAAGCTGATCTGCCTAAAAATACTACATAAAGTAGGAAATGATAAAACCTAAATAGATGTAGTGTATTTTTTTTTTCTTACTTATTTGTCAACTTGTCAAATATTTTTTTAAATTTTTATTAGCAATCCTACAGACATTAATTAACGATCTATTGTACTCATAACCTATCTTGGTATGGCTCCAATCAAGATACATTCTTTTCATCTGTCTTAAACTTTTTCTTTGTGGAAAGTTGCGTAAGTACAGAAGTTCTCTGTCCTTAGCTGCAACATCTAACATTAATATCAGAATAAAATCGTAAATTGATAGTTGTCTTGAAGTTAATGTAATTTTGAGTCTAGCAAGGTGCTTGTCCGAATTTTTAATACTTTCTTTATCTTCACCAATTCCAATAGAATTATCTATTACTTTAAACATTGTAGGTAGTGTCTTAGCTTTTACTTTAGGCATTTTACTATCACAAAAACTACTAATTTGTAGAAATCTATCTAATTCGTCAATCGTAAGGTTAGTCGTCAACATCAGCTTTATATAACTCCTCTAAGTAAGTATTAAATCTGTCTTTTGATAATGATTTTTGTAGTGTTTTGGTTTCTTTATTTTGATAATATTGTTTCCGATTTTTTTTAATCTTTTCTACAGCAGATGTGTAATGAATATTGGTTGATTTAGTTACCCTTGCCAATGCTTTGGCAACTAACTTAGGATCTACATATTTAGTCAATTTAAATCCTTATATGTATATATATAGGTATAGATTCTAAGTCTAGATTGACTATCCTTTTTGCTACACCCAAATGAAGTTTTTGCTACACCCAATTATCTCTCCTTTTTGACCATGTGAATAACATTGTCATTTTGTTGATTAATCTGTGGATTACTTTTCTTTTTACTTAATGATATTTTTCTTCTCTTGTTCTGATTGTGTTGGATGTATTGCTGCATGGTTTCTTTATCAAAAACATAGTGGCAAGTAGAATTATCAATCTGTTTTCTAGCCAACATTCCAAACAAAGTGAGTCGGTCAAGAGCTTTAATTAATGATTTTCTGGTTTTAATACCAGTTCTAGCCATCAAATATTGGTGGGATATTCTGCACCCTCTAGGAGCATTAGCAAAACTCTTACAAATAACATAAATAACCTTTTCATTAGCTGTAAGCACCTGGTTGTTTAAAAGCTCAGAATAAAATTTTTCAAAAGTTTTCATTACAGCTCATTACCCCAACTATCCCATCCATCAGCTCTTTGTCTGGCAAATAGCTCTATTCTTGGTAGATCACCACAAAGCTCAACTATCCTATTTCTGACACAATCTGGTTTTCTGCTATGTTCTCTGATTTTATCAATAACTACCTGGTGGACTCCAGATGATATTCTTTTTGGCTTACCTTTTGTAGCAAGTAAACAAATCTCATTATTGGATCTTGTGTAATAGCCTAAACCCCAAAATAAACTATCAGCTTTTTTGTTTTTCTTAACCCAGCTAAATCCACAAGTCTTGTACTCAAAATTCCAGGCTTTAATCGTATCTAAACCCTCTTTCAATAATGGATAAGTAACCCAAATAAATAGTATGCAGTTATCATCTGCAATATCATCTACAGGCATTTTTTTTATATCATCAATAGTCATCAAATCATATTTAGGCGATTTAACATCACCCTTGCTTGACCATGTTTTAAAAGTCCAGGCTGGATCTGCATAAATAATATTGTATTTTTTTTTAGGAAATGAAATCATGGTGCAACTACCTTTAATGTTAAACCCTCTTTTCTATCTAGTTCTTGACCAACCAGGACAAGAGATTTGTTCCAAATAGTAAGTGCATAACAATCAGCACAATAGTGAATATTAGATTCTAAAATATCTGCTTTTGCCTTGCAATTTCTGCATATCTTTTCATCACCAAAAATATTCATTAATTTAAACCCTCATCTTTAAGCAGCATTATTGGATTTAAAATTTCTAATGGAACTGACCAAACTTTAGGTCTGGCAAGGTTAAAATCTGTTAAGTAGTTTTCTTTACCAATTACAGCAGAGCTATTTATAAAACCTTTGATAATAAATTTGGGAGCTTCACTTAATATAAATACATAAATCTCATTTGGCTTTACACCTTTAGGTCTAATAATTAATGAATTTTTATTATTTCTTTTTGGTGTCTGTGATCTTACTTGGATATTGTATTCTTTGTATTTAACATCAGGTACTGAGCCTACATTGGTATGAAATTCATAAGGAATATTAAGATACTTACAAAGACTCTGCTCTGCCATAGCACCACTAATACTTTTAGAAATCTTATCCTCTAATGTACCTTTATAGTCATAACCCCAATCTTGATTTAGCTTTATGCTTTCAGTAACCCTAAGCAACCCAGTCTGAGCTGCTGTAGTAATCTCATATAAATCTAATTCTATTTCTGGATTCATCGTACCCAATTTCCTTTGTGGTCTTGGCAATAGCTTAAATAAATTGGCTTACCCTCATGTGTGTAGTAACCCCAAACTTGATTGTTACCCTCTTTGTAATTTGGGTTTTCTGTCCATGTTGTGTGTTGCTTAAATGCTTCATCACAACTGATTCGTTTTATTTCTTGATTTATGGGTATTTTAATTAAGGCAATACCAGGATTTATCTCAGTTGAAGCAACTCCAAGTATTAAATAAAAAATACTCAAAATTGAAAAACCCTTAATTTACTTGCGTTTTCTCTCATAATATTGTTACTTTATAACCATTAAAACTAACCAATTTGTAAAAAAATGAATCAGCTTAACTCAATTAATAACGATTGATAATTATGTTGCAACCAATATCAAGTCAATGTAAGGTCAACTTATGTTCAATAATTTTGATATGAAAAATTTTGATAAGTTGTATAAGACAGAGAGAAATATGTCTGACGATCAAAATAATGGTTTTAGAAAAGAGGGTTTAGAATTTTTAAAAGCTAGATATAAAAAAACAACTGACGATTTTATCAGAGATACTTACCCTAAAAAAGATCAAGCCAACATGAGAGTTAAAATTTCTAGGTTAATAAATAAACCTAAAGGTGCTCCAGGATATTTTGGTGCATTAGAACTTGCAAATGATCTTTCAAAATATTTTAATAAATTCTTAACTAATGGAGATCCTCATATTGCACCTAATTATTTCTTAGGTAGAGCTGCATATATTGATCTTGTAGGTACAAGTTATGGTAATGCACAAGTTAGAATTTTTAATAAAAAAGAAGTAAAAAAAGTTGCAGTACCAGTTAGGTATCATGGCTGCCAAGCAATTACTTCACAAAATTCATTGTCCAATGGCATGATTAGAATATTTAAACCTAGAAATATTGTTTATCCAGAAGCTATGAATAGATGGTGTTTATCTCAAGAAAAGAAATCTAAAATTATTTGGGTAGGTTATGTTGAACCACTTAGTAATGGTAACTATGATATTTTAGATAAGTCAGCAGCGACTGGTAAGACAATTGGTAAACTTGCAGAAAATGTTCAACTTGCTTGGGCAACACAAATCATACAAGCATCATTTCCATCATATTGGGATTATTAATCTATTTAACATTGAGTGCTAATTAAGTTGCATTGAACTATACATAGTGTAGAAGCTATGTATGGAGAAACGAATCAGAAAAGTAGCAGATTGCTATACAAAGTTTGGTCTGCAACACACTTCAAAATCCACAGCTTGTCTTAAACATTCAGACAGATTTTTCAAAAAAATATTATTACCTAAAGAAACAAAAAATTTAAACAATGCAAGTTTTCAGGGTGGTACTCTTGTCCATGATGTTGTCCAGGAAGTTGTTACAAAAAAATTAAATTTAGATGAAGTAATTAGCAGCGATAAAATTCAAAAAGATATAGATTCATATTTAGCATTTAACGATAAAGATAAATATAAATTTAAATTCATAGTTAAAAATTTAAAACTTACTGCTCAAAATCATTTAGATAATATTGCAGAATTAGAAACTCAAAATTTTGAAAAAGAATTAGAGTATACAGCATGGCTACCTAATGTAGAAACTTATTGGCTAATGTACTTAGACTTAGTTGGTACAAAAAATTTTGGTGATTTAAAAAATTGTTTTGGTAGTGCCAAATTAAGTCCATTAAAAAATCCTGTTAAACCAGCAAAGAAAAAAACAGATAAGCCAGTAATAGATAATAGAATTGACGATTGGGTTTACAGTAATGTTAAGGTTCCAACCAGACCATATTTTAGTGATGTTATGCAAATTTCACTATATAAAAATTCTTGTCCACTACCACCATTTTTAAGCTATGCCAGTAACTGTGATAGGAAATTGTTTACTGAAAATAATTGCGATGAATTAAAGCAAGAGAACCTAGACCAGGCTATAAAAATTTTACAAGTATATGAAAAGGCTTGGCAAAAGAAATTAGAGATAGCTGATGGTGATGTTGAGAAATTGGCTTGGCTCTGCGTACCAGATGTATCAGATATAAAAAAAAATACTTTCATGTGGGAGAATGTTCCTGATGAATACAAACAAAAATTCTTGGATGTGTATGGACTTTAAAGGATTAATAGATCACTACGAAACTCTACCTAAATCTGAGCTTATAGAAAAATTAGTTTTTAAAAATGCAAGACTCTTAACTCAAGACAATGTGATTGAGAAACTTGAGGATGAGAAAAAAAGATTAGAGGAACTGGAGCAAGACCACCAAAAATTAAATGGAAAGCTTTCAGAAGAAATCAAACAACTAAAACAAGGAGAGTAATGAAAGAAAGAAGTTTAAGAGATGCAATACAACAATTTAAATCAGGAATTAAAAAAAGCGATTTTATTAAAGTAAAAGGTAATAAAGATTATTTAAGTGTTCCATATAGAGTTAATTTTGTAAGAGGATATTTTGGAGATAGATTACAAATATTAACTGAAAGCACAGAGCTTTCATCAGGTTCATTTAAATTTGTTTCAAGCATCATATTAGATGGCAAGTGTATTAGTAATGGTGAGTCAAAACAGATGCACATAAAAGAAAAAGATTTTGAGAAGAGTCAATCTGTAAGTATTGGTAGAGGACTTAGTTTTGCTGGGTTTATGGGTTCAGAAGTTGCAACAGTAGAAGAAATGCAAGAATTTATTAGAACTGATGAAACTTTTGATGATAAAAAAATTGTTAAAGATGAAATTATAGAACCAGTTGATGTTACAAAATTAGCAAACGATTGGATTGCAAAATTAAAAGAGATAGCAAAAGACGAAAGCTCACCACACAAATTTGAAAAAAATTATCAGATACAAGTAAAGCAATTTGAATCTGAATTAAAACAAATCAGACTAGATCCTATTGAGGATCTTAGAGTTGAAAAAGAATACGCAAAACTAAAATCACAAATACAAAACAATCAAGGAAAAAACAATGGCAGACTTTAATAATACAATTAGTTTATGGAAAAGAAAACCTAGAGAAAATGATGTAGCTGGTAAAGCTTATC